CTACATCGGAACCTTGACGGTCAACTTGCGCGGCCGCTGACCGTTGCCCTGGACCAGAACGGTGATGATGCAGTTGTCGCCGATTGGCTGGACGGAAAGCAGTTGCCCACCCGTCTTCTCCACGACCTCCTGAGCCGCCTCGCTGCAATCGCCTGCAACGCGCACGATAAGATTGCGCGGATTGTCCGGTGAGGGCGACGACGCTACCAGCCCGAAGGCCAGTGCTGCGACGCTCAAGGGAGAGGCCATGTGCTACGCTTCCAATGTATTTCAAGTTGGTCCAACTATGTACTCAAGCGACCTGAATGGCAAATGAATGCACTGTAATGCCCGTGGTTTAGAACTGTTTTGAAGTCTTGCTCTCGGCAGTAAAAACGCGGCTTTGTGCGGCTGCGGAGGGCGCCGCATGCCGCACTTCGGCTCGCTTCTACGAGGCGGGTTTGATGGCCGATTTCGCCGTTAGGCGGCCATAGACAGCGAGCAAGCCGCCGAGCGTGCCGACGATATTGACGATCGCGTCCGCGATTTGGTTCTGGTCTGAAGCAGCAATGTCGATGCCGCGAATATGCAACAGCGAGGCTGCAACGGAAATTAGTGCGCCCCAGATCGTCTTCGAACTGTACCAGTACTTCAAGCTGAGCATCTTCGTTCTCCTTTTTGGTCAGGGTTGCAAGGCAAGGGTCGCCGTCAGTGGGATGCCGAGCGGCACGCGCTGCCCCAGTTGCCGGACGCGGATCGTCAGGCTGTCCTGCCTGCTTCCGAAATCCGCAAGTTCGTCCGCGACCGGATAGATCCACTCCGCCCGGTCGGTTTCGGCGGTCCTCAGCAAAGTGCCGCCATCCACTATCTCGACGCGATAGCGTTCGAACGGTTCATCAAGTGGAATATCGGCGGCAAGCCAGCTATCCGCGCCGTCACGCCCGCGGCGTATCCAGGAGATCACGGCCGCGCCGTCCCCATTGCGAGAACCTTTGGGGTGCACCGGAGAAAGGGGGGTTTCGGCGCGTATGCCGCCTGCGAACGTGTATGGCCCTGACTTGCCGACGGCCTTTGCTGTCTCCGCGATCCAGTTCAGCGTCAGCCCGATCTCGTCGCGGTCGAGCCCCAATGGTCTGACGGCCTCATCCAGCAGGACCACCGCTGAGCCGACCGGAGCGCCCGACTGCATCGCATCATCCGTCCCGCCCAGAGCGCGAAGAAAACCCTCTAAGCGCCAGCGCTTGCTCGCAATTTCCTCGGCTTTCCGAAATGTAGCGACTTCCCAGCTCCTGTTTGCACAGAGGACGGCCAGAAGGTTTGCGCCATTCAGGACGGCCATCGCGGTTGCCGACGACAGCCCGCCGTGGGCGAAGTCCAGCTCAAGCGGTCGGGACCAATCGAAGCGACCGCTGACGCCGGGAGCGAGTGCCGTCACAAGCTTACCGATCCGTGCAGGACGATCGAGCACTACCCGTCCCCTGTACCCCTCCTCGGTTGCCGATGACGAAAGCCCTATCGGCGTCCAGGGTCTTGCGAAGGCAGCGCCACGCGCAAAGCTTGCCGCCTCGCCGCCGTCTAGGCGGGGAAGATCAAGAAGGTGAACGACCGGGGAAAACAGGCTCGAAGGATCGCCGGTCTCATGCTTGCCGCCCAGCGTCTCCCGCGGACCGCCACCGGCGAACGGCGAGATTTCCCGCGCCTCGACCCAGCGCGCGTCCGCGTCCTCGATGCGTGAAACGAGGAAGCGCCCCGGCGGCCCGTCCACGAGCGTCACCACGTCGCCGGCCTGGATGCGCATCTCGTTCGGCGGAAGGGAGAAACGGACCGAACGACGGGCAAGGCGGTTGTCGCGCAACAGGGCCTCGGCGGCGGAGAGAGCGGTCTCCTCCGACATGACAGCCGGGAGATCCTGTTTGATCACCCGGTTTGTCGCCTGAGCCGCGCGATGGGAGCGCGCGCTTGCCTGCTCGTAGTCGAGCTGCGGGTTATAGAAAGTCAGCACGGCTTCGGCGGCGAAATCGCTGTCGTGACCCCGCGTTTCCTGCCATAGCGGCTCTTCTGCGCGATCAACGAGGACCTCCACTGACAAAGCCGGAAGACTGGCTTTCATGCGGGACCGAAAACGCAGGAGTCCGGCGTCTTCGAAGACGTCGATCAGGAATGCGTGCAACAGCGGTTCGATCAAACTCCGTGCCGCGATGATCTCACCCTGCACGTAGCCGGTCAGGTCGCCACTGACCTCGGAGACGTCGAAATCGACGAAACCGTGATCGCGAAGAATCGCTGCGAGAACCTCTGCAATTGTGCCGCCACCGAGCCTTCCATTCAACCAGTGTCCCGTGCGCCAACTGGGACCATCGCTCCAGACCGAGGTGGTGTCGGGAAAAGCCGGATAGGGTCGCGCGTCCCAGGACCATACGAAGAGACGGCCAGGATCGACCATGCCCGACAACACGGCCTGCCCGGACCAGTGATCGTGATGCGCCTCGAGAAAGCGGCGCTGCATGCTGTCGGAGCGCATGCGATTGGAAAAATGCGGTGCGGCGCTTTCCGCCGATTTCGGATCGTCGAAGACATTCGGCTGGTTGCCACCCTTGTCGATCGCGCCACAGCCCAGTTCCGTGAACCAGACGGGCTTTCCCCCAGGCACCCATGCCGTCGGCGTCGTGCTCTCGACGCCACCGATCCTTTCATGGTGCGGATTGGACCACCAGCCAGCGATGTCCTTGTATCGGAACACCCAGTGCTTGTGTAAGAGCCCATCTTCTATCGGACTTCGCTCCCGTGCACGGCGCGCGGCCTGGCTCGCGTAAAACCAATCGAATCCTTCGCCCGACGTCATGGCCGAAATCATCGCCCCTCGGTCATCCGCTGTCCGAAAGCCGTCTGGATTGCCGGTTGCCACATCCTCATCCCGCCAATCGCCGAGCGGCATGTAGTTGTCGATGCCGATCGCATCGATCGCCGGAGACGACCACAGCGGATCGAGGTTGAAATAGACGTCGCCGCTGCCGTCCTGCGGGTGATAGCCGAAATACTCGCTCCAATCGGCGGCATAGGTCAGCGTCGCCGCAGGCAGCACCTCCTTCACGTCCGCAGCCAGCGTCGCGAGCGCCTGCACGAAGGGAAACGCTCCGGTCTCGTCGCGCACCTGCGTAAGGCCGCGCAGCTCCGAGCCGAGGATGAAGCCATCGACACCGCCCGATGCCTTCGCCAGATGCGCGTAGTGGAGGACGAACCGCCGATAGCTTCGTTCGTTGCCACCATAGATGACCCGCTGGCCGGAGATCGAAAAATCGCCCGGTCGCGCGGCACCCGCAAAGACCCGCACCTGGGATCCCGCCCGATCGGTGCGGTCGGCGGAATCCGGCTGGCCAATCGCCGGGTAGCAGGTGATACGGCCGCGCCAGGGATAGGCGGCCTGGGCCGGACCGCCGTACGGATCAGGCAAGTCGTTGCCGGTGGGGATATCCATCATCAGGAACGGGTAGAGGTAGACCTTCAGGCCCCGTGCCTTCAAATCGGCGATCGCGGAAACCACGCTCGCATCGTCCGGCGTTCCGCCATAGGCCGGACCGCCGTTGTTGCTGCTGACGAGATAGGCGGTCGAGCGGGTGTAGCCTGAGACCGACCAGAGGCTGCTTTCCTTGCGAACCGATACCTCGACACCCGGTGCGAGCCGACATTCCCCGGCGCGCAGATCGCTGCCGAACCAGGAAACCACCAGGGCGACACTTTCGAGATTCGGGCAGAGAGCGGTCAGTTCGTCGATGGAAACATCCCAATCGGTCAGTCCCTGCAGACTGTTGCGATTGACGAGGCGCGCGCTGCCGGGCCCGGTTTCTTCCGAAACAGCAACCGTGCTGTAGCCGTGTTCGGTTGCACCCGGAATGATGCAGACCGCCTTGATCTTCTGCTCCAGCGCACCGATCGGCCGGACAACCTCGAACTGCATCAGCGGAATGCGGTTGCCGTAGGCATCGAGCGGCAAACGGTCGAACACCACATAGGCAACCCCGCGATAGGCAGGCGCCATCCCCGGCCCCTGCTTCGCCTCGATAAGCGGATCGGGCTGCTGCTCGCCGTCGCCGGGATAGAAACGCATTTCGATCCGGCTCAGATCGAGTTCCTTGCCATCCGCCCAGACGCGCCGAACGTGTGCAACCGGCCCCTCGCAGAGCCCGATGGCGAGATTGGCGAAGTAGCGGAACGTTTCCACGCGCTGTCCGCTCGAGGACTTGCCGCCCGTCCTCTCGCGCGTGACCTGCTCCTCGAATCGCGTGGCCCAGATCATCGTGCCGCCGATACGAACCGTGCCGTAGACACGGTTGATGGCAGTACCTTCGTCAGCGCCCGGAATTCGCGCCGTTGACAGCCGCGCGCCGTGAACGGTCCTCCCCCCTCCGATCAGCGCATGATCGATGACACTGCCGGCCAGAGCGCCGGCTGCCCGCCCGATGATCGCGCCGACCGGCCCGAACACGCTGCCGAGCGCGGCGCCCGCAGCCTGGAAAAGAAGAGTTGCCATCTATTTCTCCGGAAAGCGAAACACTGCGGCGATCCGCCGGCGCCAGCTGGGCACCAGCGGCGAGCGAATGACTGCCGCCTGTTCGTAGGCATGGATGAACTCTCGCTCGCCGACGAAAATGCCGGCGTGTTTTGCCGCGACTTCCGGCCGCCAGCGAAAGAGCAGCAGATCGCCCGGTCGTCTTTCCGCCAACGGCAAGGATGCCCCGAAATGCCTGCGGGCCGCGTTCATCAGCCGGTCTTCGCCGCTGCGTTCCGCCCAGTCCGGGGCGTAGGGCGGCGGCAGCTCGGGCTCAGCGCCATAGAGTTCCCGCCAAACGCCCCGGACCAAACCCAGGCAGTCGCAACCAACGCCCTTCAGAGACGCCTGATGCCGATAGGGTGTGCCAATCCAGCTCTCGGCAATCGCCAGGACATGTCGTTCCATCGTTGTCATTTGAACAGCGCGCTCCCGTCGTGAACGGTCTCGCCGTCCGCATAGGTGTAGGCGAAGTCGGCGCCCGGCATGTGCGGGAAGCCGCGGAAATTCAGATGGTTGGCGAACTTCTGTCGGCAGCTTGCGAAGGACTTGTCGCAACCGGCTGTCAACATGACGCGATCGCCCAGCAGCGGCGGCGTCGCAAGCGGCAGCCACAGGACGATCTCCATGCCATTTCCAGTCGGCGAATGAGCCTCGATATCGACCTGTGCGCCGGCGTTCCCGCCGTCAAGGAGCGTCATCTCCCCGAAGCGAAAGAAGCCATCGGCGAAATCACCGATACCCGAAACCACCAGTCGGCTCGCGTCGAGCACCGATACCACCGCGCCTTCCGCACGAAACTGCGGACGCGCCACGTCGAATCCGCATCGCGCGTCACCGAGTCTGGCATCGCAGCGACGTCCATAGACACGCCCCTGTGGTTGGCTCAACCGATGAGCAAAGCTGCGGAGTTCGGCCCGGAACTGGCCGGCATCGCGTGTCACCTCGCCGATCTCCTGAACCTTGAGCAGCATGTGCTGATCCGGCATCGACCAATTGACGAGAAACACCTCGACCCGCGCGCCATCGAAGCAGCCTCGTTCAAGGTCCGCGTCGGTGATGGCGGTGCTGGAGAAGCCGCCCGCGACCTCGCTGGTGGTGGCCGGCAAACCTGCCTCCTCGTCCGTTGCGCTTGCGGAAAACCCACTCGCCGCAAAGAACGTGGTCCCGTCGAAGGCGAGATCGTGGTCGTGCTCGCTGAACCCCAGCACAATGCCATCGCTGCGCCTTACCCGCCAGGCGTGGCACAGTGTGGTGGCCTCGCCGTCGAGGTGTGCCTTCATCCCCGGATCGATCGTCCTCATGGCATGATCTCCGTCAACGGGATGGTCGGGATTCGTCCGGCGTTGAAAGCCGACAGGTTGAAGTCGATGCGACCGGTGGCAAAGCGAACGGGTACATCGAATTCGAAGCCGGCCGAGACCAATGCGCCCGTTGCCGGAATGTTGCCGGGCAGGAATGTCACGATGCCCGCCACCGGATCGCAGACGAATGCCGACGGCGCCTGCGACAGCCCGTCCACAGCCACGACCACCGAACCCGCCACAGGCTTGCTGATCGGCCTTGTGCTGCTTGCCGCGGCATCGCCATAGGTCTTCACCAGCTGGAAGGTTGCCCTTTCTCCATCGCCCGTACCGATCACCTGATCGCCTTCGGCAACCGGTCGGTCCGGACCGCTCGATTTCCAATCCACCGGATCGCGAAACCGAAAGCCGTGGAGCTCCCCTCTGCGCGCCTCGAAGAACGCCAGAATATCGTAGAGATCGGCAATCGACCGCAGGCCCGAGCCAGCGTCGTAGCTGCGGCGCGCGTTCCGCCACCGGCTGTTGCGGCTCTCGCGCCCGTTTGAAAGGTTGACGATATCCGTTCGCCGCTCCGGGCCGCCGCTCGTCGATAGCGAAAGGCGCAGCGGAAACCGCACCTCGTGAAAGCCGCCTGTCATGGTCGCCTCAAAGGTTGCGCTGGCCGCGCGCAGCCGTGCGCGCCAGCATGGAAGAAATCTGCGCCTCGCTCCTTAGAAAGCTCTGGGCGTCGGTCGCGCTCACATTGAAGATGATCTGTGGGCGGGCGCCCGCACCGGATGCTGCGACACCCAGCGCGCCGTCTGCCCCACGCCGCAAAGGCAGGATGGCCTCGCTGCCAGCCTCTCCCATCAGACCCATGTTTCCACCCATCGGGAAATAGGTTGGCTGCGAAACGATCCCTCCATCGGCGAAGGGCAAGAGCTTTCCGAAGCCACCGAGAAGATTGGACGCCGCGCCGGATAGCATCGTCTCAAGCGGCTTCAATCCGGCCGAAAGCGCAATGTTCGCCAGCCGGTTTCCGAGGCTGCGCAACACGTCGTCCAGTCCCTTGCCGCCGTCGGCGGCACTTCTGAGAGCGCCCGAAAGGGCCGAGCCGAACGACCGCGAGCGGCCCTCGAGATCGTCCAGCGCACGCTGCAGCGTCTCGGTCTGCCCAGCCATCGCTGAGAGGTCGGTTTCGTCGTCGTCCATTGTCTCTCCTTCATTCATGCCTTCGCGCTTGCATCGGGAAATTGCGCCATCAGGTCGCCCAGCTCGGCCCGCGTGACGGCAATGGGATCGCGCGGAACCAGCCCGCCGGACGCGGCGTGAAACTCAACAGGCGTCATCGCCCACAGGGTCGAGGGAGGAAGCCGCAGCAGGCAGAGACCGATGTGAAGTACGCGCGCCCAGGGGAATGGCGGCGCTCTGCTATCCGGCTCGATGCCTGCTGCGGCTAAAGGGGGCGGGCGGAGTTCTCGCTACCCGCCCCGATGAAAGTCGCGGTCAGGAGGTCGCCGACTATCGCTGCGAAACCGGCAACGCCGCCTTCAACGTTTGCCTCGGCCACCTCGTGATCGGTATAGAGATTGCCGCCGCCGCGCAGGCCGGCTCCTACGATGCGGATGATGTCCGCGGCCCTCAGCCGGCCCTGCGCAAAACGCTCCGCCAGGCCGGCCAGGTTGTCGGCGGAGAAGGCCGTTTCGAGTTCGGCCAGAGCACCAAGCGTCAAGCAGAGAATGCGCCTCTCACCATCGATCACCGCCTCGATCTCGCCGCGATGGCGGTTCGCCCTGGCGCCCGCGCACCGCATCAGAACGCCTCGAAAACAATTGCGCCGGCCGATTCCAACGCGAGTTCGAACATCACCTCGCCGTTGTACTGGCCAGAATATTCCAGAGCGCTCGCCTGGAACGGCCCCGTCACTGTCCCGAAACCCGGAACGACAATCTGCCAGCCGAGGATCGCAGCGTTGAAGAATGCGCCACGCACCAGCGCGTCGGAAGCGGCATCCTTGAAGATACCAGCGCCAGAGACCGACGCGCGCTGCACGCCCGCGCCGCCCAGAAGCTCACGCCAGCGGCCTGCGCTTTCAGCATCCGTCGCATCGACCGTTTCGGCGTTGAAAGCGAGCCGCTTCGAGCGCAAGCCCGCCACCGCTTCGTAGGATGTGCCGTTGAATATCTTGAGGAGCAGGTCCTTGCCCTTTTGCGCCACCATCGCTTGATCCCTTCAAAGAAACAGCGCCCAAAAGCGCCCGCCACTGTCATCAACTTGTCGCTTTCCACGTGCCGATGTTGCTGTTACGAACCACCGGTCTCCTTGTTCAAAGTCCCCCGCTGCCATGTCCCGATCCTTCTCCCTGCGCTCGGCGCAGACGGTTGCCGTTCTCGCCGTCACACAGCTCATCGGTTGGGGTACCAGCTTCGACATGCTGGGCGTCATGGGTCGCGTCATTGCACCCGAGCTCGGCCTGCCGAACGAAATCGTGTTCGGCGGCCTGACGATCATGATGATCGTCAGTGCCCTTGTCGGTCCGACGACGGGCAAATGGCTTGGACGCTATGGCGCTCAACGCATTCTCGCCGCGGCTTCGGTCACGTTCACCGTCGGCCTGCTGCTTCTGGCGACGGCGACCGGTCCCATTGTCTACGCGCTTGCCTAGGTCGCGATCGGCGCCGGCGGCGCCCTCGGCCTCTCGGCGCCCGCCTACACCGCCGTCGTCGAGCGTGAGGGACCGAACAGCAAGCGGATGATCGCGATCCTGATGCTGTTCACCGGCCTGTCGAGCGCTATCTTCTGGCCCATTCTCAACTCCCTCAACGAAGCCGTCGACTGGCGGATGACCTTCCTGATCTGCGCGGCGCTGCAGCTTTGCATATGCCTGCCGCTTCATCTTTTCGCGCTGCCAAAGCCGGTTGCCAACCATATGGAAGGCACCGCCGCACATATCTCGCCCGTAGCGCTTTCACGCACGGCGCAACGCAAGGCGTTTCTGCTGATCGCCGCAGCGACGACGATCTCGACCTTCATCACCTTCGGCGTATCGCCGTCGCTACTCGAAATCTTCCGTCAGTCGGGCGCCTCGCCGGCACTGGCACTGCAGCTCGGTTCGGCGCGCGGCATTATCGGCATCTCCGCACGCTTCATGGACATGCTGCTCGGGAAACGCGGCAACCCCATCCTCAGCGCGGCGATGGGCGTCAGCCTGATGGTCGCAAGCTTCCTGCTGATGATCGTCATGCCGCCATCGACACCGTTGCTTGTGACCTTCATCCTGCTCTACGGCTTCGGTTCCGGCGTCATGACCGTGGCCCGCGCCCTCCTGCCGCTGGCGCTCTTCTCGCCACACGAATATGGGCTGCAATCAGCCCGCCTGTCGCTGCCGCAGAACCTTGCCAACGCTGTTGCGCCGGTCGTCTTCACCGCCACTCTGGATCGCGCCGGCAGCGGGGTGGCGATCGCGATCTGCGCAGTTTTGGCCATCGTGTCGCTCGGTTTCATCCTGGCGCTGATGTTTATGGTGCGGGGGGCCGGGGAGCCTGTTCCGTCACTGCCCTGAACCGCATTTCCGCGACGTGCAATTTCGCCTTCGGCTCGCGGCGCGTCCGGGTCAAGCGATGCCGCAGGGCAACGAGATGCGCGCTGGCCAAGTCGAGCGGCGCATCGTGCAGCAGCGCGAAGACACAAGCGGCAATATCCTGCGTTCGCATTCGGCCATTTGCATCCGACCAGATTTCGAGCGTCAGCAGATGTTCTTCGCCTGCCTCCGTCGAAGTCGAATAGTCGTTGCTCACCAGATCGCCGATCACGATCGACGGCAGTTTCCGGCCGGACACAAGCCGGTCGCGGATAGCGTCCGCGCCAACCAGGGCTGTGAGTTGGGCGTCGCCGGTCAGCCGGGCATGGACTGCTGCCAGTAGTTCATTTGCGGCGCTCATCGCGGCCCTCCCTGTTCGGGTCCTTCGGCTTCAGATCGCTCGCCAGTTTTGCCAGTGCGGCAATCAGCGCCGGCAGCGTGATGGTCGACAATACGGTCATTGCCGGTCCTCCTCGCAAAGACAGACGAGGTATCGGCCTGTCTCATCAGGATCGTGCCAGGAACGGATCACGAAAATCCGCGCGCCCTTGCGCAGCCGCATGCCGGGCTGGATATCGCTGCGGAAACGCATCCAGACACGATGCGTGAGGGTGCCGACATCGGCGCTGGCCTGTTCTTCCCGACGAATGCCAAGCGGCTCGATGCGAGCCCAAAGCGAGGCTACGACGGCATAGGCGATCATGGCGCCGCCCTGCCCGTCTGCCGTTTCGTCTGGTATTTCCAGTTCCAGCCGCGCGGTCATCTGGCCGGGATCAAAGAAAACCGAACGCATCATAGCCTCCGCATCAGAAACGGCGCGATCAGCCGGTCATACCCGGGCGGGACGTCCGCCGGCTGATCCTCGACAGATACGGCTCCGCGAAAGGCGAACATCCGGGCGATGTGCATCAACATCGCTCGCTTCAGCGCATCGGGAACGTCGACACCGCTCTCGCCGAAACCGGCGATGAAATCGATCTCGATGCCGTTGATTGGCCGTGCCGCGTTCGGCCCAAGCTTCAGCACGAGGCGTGCCGGGCGGGCGGTGCCGTCGAGGATGTGACCCGTAAGCGGCACAGCCAGCTCTTCGCCGGACACATCGTAAAGGGTCAGGCTTTCAACGGCTTGCACCGGTCCCCTGAGTATTTGAATCACGCCATCTTCGGGTGCTGAATCAAGATAGAGCCGCCATGTCTGGGCTATCAGACACAGACCCGTGGTGCGCTCCAGATGATCCCGCGAGACGCGGATCAGCGATGCAAGGAGCGCGTCTTCGAGGCCGTCGTCGAGCCGCAGGTGGGCTTTCACGTCGGCAAGCGTCAGTGCCTCCACCGCGGGCGGAGTAACGGGTGCGTAGGTCATAAGGGTTCCTGGTTCCATCAAGGCGGGCTTGTCGTCCGGCGCATGATCCGCGAGCTTCTCCTCCCTGTCGGGGAGAAGAAACCGGCGGCCGGAGCACCGCGTACTTCGACGTTCGATCAGCTGACGGCAAACCTGATGAGCTTGATCGCCTCGAAGTTCTGCACCCCGCCGCCGACGCGTTTGGTGGTGTAAAACAGCACGTAGGGCTTGGCCGAATAGGGATCGCGGAGCACCCGTACGCCGGTGCGGTCAACCACGAGATAACCTGCCCGGAAATCGCCGAAGGCGATCGGCAAGGCATTGGCCGCGATATCCGGCATGTCCTCGGCCTCGACCACGGGAAAACCGATCAGCGATGCCGCCTCGCCCGCCGTTGCCGGCGGCTGCCAGAGGTAACGGCCATCGCCGTCCTTCAGCTTGCGTACCTCTGCCTGCGTCTTGCGGTTCATCACGAAGTTGGCATTCTGCCGGTGGCCCGCCTTCAGCGCATAGATCGTATCGATCAACGTGTCGGAGGCCCCGGTCGTCTTGAAGGCACCGGCCGCACCAGTTGCGATATAGCCGAGATTGCCCCAGCTCCAGGCACTATCGGCCACCGCCGTATAGGTGAGGAACCCTTTTGGCTTGTTGGTGCCGTCGCCACCGACGAAGGCCGTGCCTTCCTGCTCGGCAAAAACGGTGTCGACCTCGCCCGAAATCCAGGCCTCGATATCGACCGCCGCATCGTCAAGCAACGCCTGGGTCGCCGCCGGCATGGCGTAGAGTTCCATGGTCGGGAAGGACAACTCGGCCAGCTGGGCGCTGCTGGTCTGCGGCCGCGCCGCGGTTTCCGCCACCCAACCGGCGGCCATGCCCGCAGTGGAGAAGGGCTTCTTCAGCACGGAGCCGGACACCTGCCGTACCGTTGCCAGCGCGCGGATCGGCGAAACCACCGATAGGCGGCGCCCGATCTCGGTATCCGTCTCTTCAGGCACAAGGTAGCCGCCATCGGAACCCGACCCCGCCGACATCGCCTTTGCCTCGATCTCGCGCAGCCCGGCTTCGTCACCCCGGCGGATATACTGCTCGAAGGCCGCCTTGTGCTCGGTCGCCTCGGCGCCGGAGGCAGCGGCACGCCCGAGCGGCGGCCGGGCCTTCTTCAATGCAAGCTGGTCGAGCACCCTCTTCTGCTCGTCCATGGCGCGGTTGATACGGTCCATCTTGTCACGTGTGACGACGTCGGAGGTCAGCTTCTCCTCGATTTCGCCGAGCCTGCGGTCGTTGGTTTCCTTGAATGCCTCGAAGGCTTCCATGAACTCGTCGAATGCGGCGGTCATCTCCGGGGCCGCCTTGATCTCGGGCGCGGTCTTGGCGGCAGTCTGCTTGTCGGTCATGGGGTCATCCTATTTGAAGGTTTCGGTCAGCATCATCCGCGCGGCCCGGCGCATGGCGCGGACAAGCTCGGTCTCCTTGTCGCGGAACCACCGCGCATTCTTGATGTTCTGCACGCGGGCCGACGGCAGCATCGGAAAGGTCACGACGGATATTTCCCAAAGATCGGCCTCGAGGATGCGGCGTACGCCCGATTTCCCATCGGTCCGCGCCCGCACGGTACGAAACCCGATCGAGAGCCCATCGAGCGCACCGTTCTTCAACAACTGGTGGACCTCGCGGGCACGGCTGACGCCATCGGCCAGAACGCCCTCGACATAGAGCCCGCGGCTGTCCTCGCGGATTGTCTTCCATGCGCCGATCGGTTCGGCCGGCTCGTGCTGGAAGAGCATCCGCACCCCGCCTGCCCCGCGCTCGGCGAGCGACTTGCGGAAGGCACCGCGCTCGATGGCGTCCTTGCCGAGGTCGACCTCGCCGAAGACGCTGGCATAGCCGGAAAAGGTGCCGTCGCGGCTCAGCCCGCGCAGCTCCAGATTGGCGAACTTGCGCGTATCCGCGCCGATGGGGGATCGCGCCAGCGCGCGGCTTGCGGTCATCATCATGCTCCTCGTTGTCGAAATGCCGTGTCGCCTCAGCGGTTGCGAGCGCCGTAGCGCCCGGCGATGCGCGAGAGAATGCCGAGACCCCACCAGGCGCAGAGGCTCGATGCCGCCGAACCCGACAGCATCACCTCCGACGCCGAGAGCCGATCGACAAGCTCCAGTCGCTCGGCGATCCAGATGCCCGTCGGCCCACCGAAGATGGTGCCGCAGGCAAGACCGGTGAAGAAGCGGCTCGCCGCCTCGCGCCGGCTTTTCGGAAAAAGATAGACAAGCGACACGGCAGGCCCGCCGACGCGCCCAGCGCTCTGGTCGCCCAGAGCCCGGCATCATTGGAAAAATCAGCCATCTTGAGGTCTCTCGTTTGGATCCGGTTCGTCTGCTTCAGCGAATCTTTTCAATCGGTTGCACGAATATCTTCGCAGGCAGAGTCCGGAGGTTCAGATGCCGCATCAGCCTGATGGCGCGACATCGGAACGCGTCAATCTGGCGGTATCTCGTAAAAGTTCGCGCAGCGGCTGCTCAATACCCCACCGCCTGCCGCTTTTCCTCGTCCGTCAGGAAGGTAGCGCTGCCGACGCGCATCCAGAGTTGATCACGCTCGGATGCTAGCCCCGCGACCCTGTCGAGATCCGGCTCCAGCCGCAGCCCGTCACCGTAGATGCCTGCAGCCCAGGCGGAGAGCGAGGCGGCGGTGCGCGTCAGCATCGGCAGCACGGTCAGGCGATAGAATGCGCGATTGGCTTCCTGATAGTTTGCGTAGGTGTTGTCACCGGGAATGCCGAGCAGCATCGGCGGCACGCCGAATGCGAGCGCGATGTCGCGGGCAGCGCCGTTGCGAGCCTCGACGAAATCCATGTCCCGGGGCGATAGCCCCATCGACTTCCAGTCGAGCCCGCCTTCGAGCAGCAGCGGCCGGCCGGCGCGCATCGGGCCGGAATACCCCTCGTCCAGCTCCAGCTTCAGCCGTTCGTATTGATCGGGCGAGAGGTTACCGCCCTCCTTCGGCTGGTAGACCAGCGCGCCGGAAGGACGCGCCGAATTGTCGAGCAGCGCCTTGTTCCAGGTGGCCGCCGCATTGGAGAGATCGAGCGCCACCTGTGCGGCGGCCAGCGGCGGAAAGCCCAGATGATCATCGAGCGGATGAAACAGCTTCAGGTGCAGTAGCCCGAGCCCGTCAGTCTCCAAGGGGAAGCGGCGCACCGAGCCGCCAGCGCGGTAGTCATAGGCCTCCGGCCAGCCGTCGCGCCCTTCGACGATGCTGATCCGGTCAGGCCTGAGCAGATGAAGCTCCCGCAACTGCCCGCCGATGGCGAGCGGCTCGACATAGGCGTTGCCGGACAGCAGCAGATGACCATAGAGCGCTTCGAAAAAATCGGGCCCGCCCATCCGCCCGTTCGGCTGCCTTAGCAGCGCCAGCAGCGGATGATCCGGACGCTCGCGATCGCCTTCATAGAGCAGTATCGGCACGGAAGCGGTCGTTTCCGAGACCAGCCGGACACAACGATGTGCCACCGGATTGCGCATGAAGCCTTCGCGTGAAAGTGCTGCATAGGAGCGGCCGGTCCAGCTTGCCCGGCCTTCGGCCGCGAGCGACATGAAGCCGGAAGCAGCTTTTCTTTCGGACATGGGCTTGCGGGCCGCCATGGAAGCCCACGGCAGAAACGATCGGAATTTCAT